TATTATTATGAATGGAGGTTAGCAACAACTAACGAGGGAGGGACGAACGTGGCTAAGCTGACCGATAAGCAACGGAAAAAGATTATAGCTGAATCGGTGAACGGCTCGAGCATTCGGGCATTGGCCGCGAAATACGGCGTCTCTACGACTACGATTCAGCGTACGTTAAAAAGTGACAACGACCTAAAACAAAAGGTCGCACAAAAAAAGGCTGAGAATACGGCAAGCATTTTGGCCTTTATGGATTCTAAGAAAAATGACGTCTGCGGACTGATTGACAAGCTGCTTACGGCAATGGGCGACGAAGACAAGCTCGCTGCTGCAACGGTCAATCAGCTTGCTACCGCTATGGGTATCGTCATTGACAAATATACAGCTAACGAGGCAATTAAGTCGTCTGACGCGAAGGAGACCAACTTCTTCGAGGCGATTCACGCTGCTGGAAAGGAGGTTGACCTGAGTGCAATACCAGAGCTTCAGTCCTCGGCAGAACGCGACCCTCTTCTGGTGGACGAAACCGGAACACCAGAATAGAGACGGCCTTATCTGCGATGGGTCAATCCGTTCCGGCAAGACGGTCTCAATGGCTATTGGCTTTATCATGTGGAGCATGGCGAGCTTTGATAAACAGAACTTCGCTATCTGCGGCCGCACGATTGAAGCGCTCCGGCGTAACGTTATCGTACATATTCCCGCATGGCTTGAGGGTATGTTCGAGGTTACTGAACGCCGCAGCGAGAATAAAATGGTCGTCACTATCGGCAATCGCTCTAACACCTACTACCTCTTCGGAGGACGGGACGAATCCAGCTACACCCTTATTCAGGGCATTACTCTGGCAGGAGTCCTCTTCGACGAGGTCGCCCTTATGCCCCGCTCCTTCGTAGAGCAGGCTATGGCGCGCTGCTCGGTCTCCGGGTCTAAGTACTGGTTTAACTGCAACCCCGAATCTCCGGGCCACTGGTTTTATAAAGAGTGGATTCGTAAAGCAGCGGAGCGCAATATGCTCTACCTGCATTTTACGATGGACGACAACCTCAGCCTTGACGAGAAAATTAAAGCCCGATACGAGGGTATGTACTCCGGCGTGTTCTACGACCGGTATATCCGCGGTCTCTGGACCGTCGCAGAGGGCTTGATATATACAATGTTTAATAGGGACTATCATGTAGTCCCTTCCGTGCCTCGCGATTACGAGGAATACCTTATCTCTTGCGACTACGGCACCTTAAACCCAACCTCGGCCGGGCTCTGGGGCCTCTGTGAGGGAAAATGGTACCGCGTTCGAGAGTACTACTACGACGGACGCAAGGAACGGTATCAGCGAACGGACGAGGAGCATTACGCAGCTATTGAAGAGCTTGCGGGAGACCTCTCGATTCGGAAAATCATCGTTGACCCTTCCGCCGCCTCGTTTATCGAGGTCATACGCCGGCACGACCGCTTCATGGTCGAGCAGGCAAGCAACCGAGTCCTTGACGGTATTCGCGATGTTGCTACCCGGCTGAACGCCGGCGACATTTTCTTTTGCGACTGCTGCACGGACTGTATAAGAGAGTTCGGTTTATATCGGTGGGACGAAAAAGCCGCCGAAGACCGGCCGCTAAAAACCGACGACCACGCTATGGACGATACGAGATACTTCGTTCGCGCCGCGTTCCAGCCGTCGAGATTCAGTTTTTAAGGAGGTGCGATAAATGCCCTTATTCAAGAAGCCTATCGAGCAGGAGTTTTTCAGTTTGCGCCTCCGCGCTGGCAGGCCTATGACCGAGCTTGAGTTCTACGCGCGAGAGCTTACCGACTGGGAGACCTCTCCCGAGCGGCGCGAGATGATTGACGGCGACCGGTACTATACTGGAGACCACGACATTCTCAAACGCCAGCGCACGGCTATCGGTCCTGACGGTAAGCTGATTACGATTGAGAATCTCCCGAACAACCGCATTGTGGATAACCAGTATGCGAAACACGTTGACCAGAAGGCAAACTATCTTCTCGGCCAGCCTATTTCCTTCTCCTGTGAGAATGACGACTACGCAGCCGAGGTCAAGAAGGTACTCGGCATGCGGTTTATGCGTACTCTCAAGAGCGCTGGGGTCGAGTGCCTCAATGCGGGTATCTCGTGGCTTTATCCCTACTACAATAAAAACGGCGAACTCGCGTTTAGGGTATTCCCCGGCTACGAGATTATGCCGTTCTGGGCGGACGCGGCTCACACCGAGCTTGACTCCGCTCTTCGCCTTTATCCGGTTGAGGTCTACTACGGTACCGAGAAGAAAATCGTTAAGAAGGTCGACCTCTTCACGCTGGAAGGCGTCACGACCTACATCTTTGAGAACGGCGTACTCACGCCGGACACTGAGAAGCAGGCCTATGTTAAGGTGAAGGACAGCAAGGGTAACGAGCAGCCCCTGAACTGGGAACGCTTCCCCCTTATCCCTATCAAGTACAACCCGAAGGAAGTCCCTCTCATTCGTCGGGGCCGCTCCTTGCAGGACGCTATCAACCTCCTGCAATCCGACTTCGTGAACAACATGGAGGAAGACGTCCGTAATACTGTCCTTGTCCTCAAGAACTACGATGGACAGGACCTCGGGGAGTTCCGGCGTAACCTGACGACCTACGGAGCTATCAAGGTCCGCACGGTCGAGGGTACTGACGGCGGCGTGGACAGCCTTGAAATCTCGGTAAACTCTGAGAACTATAAGACCGTCCTCGAGCTTCTGAAAAAGGCGCTCATTGAAAACCTCCGCAGCTACGACGCGAAGGACGACCGCCTCTCCGGTACGCCTAACCAGATGAACATTCAGAGCATGTATTGCGACATCGACCTCGACGCGAACGCGATGGAGACCGAGCTGCAAGCAGCTTTTGAGGAGATTCTCTGGTTTGTCAACACCTACCTTGCCAACACCGGCAAAGGCTCGTATGAGAGCGAAGATATTACGGTTATCTTCAACCGCGATATTCTTATCAACGAGTCCGAGGCTATCGATAACTGCTCTAAGTCCGTCGGCATTATCTCCGACGAGACCATCGTCGCTATGCACCCGTGGGTCGATGACCCTGCAGCCGAGCTTGAACGGCTCGAAAAGCAGAAAGAGGAAACGGACCCCTACCGAGCGGCTTTTGAGCAGGCACAGGCTTTGCGCAACCCCGAAGGCGGTGACCCGGTAAATGAGGAATGATAAGTACTGGGCCAACCGAATGCGGATTCTTGAAGAGTCCTTGCTTGATAAGGGGTACGACTACGTTAAAAACCTCGAGCGGCAATATGCGACCGCTATTCAGGATATAGAATCGCAAATCGCGAGATGGTATCAGCGTTTTGCGGCCGAAAACGGCATAACGCTCGCCGAGGCGAATAAGCTGCTTACCACGCAGGAGCTTGACGAGTTCCGATGGACCGTTGAAGAGTATATAAAACACGGTCAAGAGAACGCAGTCTCTCAGGCGTGGCTCAAGCAGCTTAAGAATGCTTCTGCCCGCGTCCACGTGTCAAGGCTTGACAGCTTGAAGCTCCAGCTACAGGAGCAGGCCGAGGTCTTACACGGGGCGCAGACGGAGGCCCTTAATTCGTCCCTGAGCGAGGTTTACCAGCGAGGCTATTATCATACTGCCTTTGAGCTCCAAAAGGGTATGGGGGTCGGCTGGACGCTCCACGGGCTGACCGATGAAGCTATCAGCAAAGTACTCTCGCGGCCGTGGACCTTAGACGGCCAGACCTTTAGCGATAGAATCTGGGCGAACAAGCAGGCGCTCGTCAACAGCGTCAGCACGCAGCTTACTCAGATGATAATGCGAGGCGCGGCACCGGATAAAGCCATCAAGGCTATCTCCGACCGTTTTCAGGTCTCTAAGTCGCAGGCCGGGCGTCTGGTTATGACCGAGAGTGCCGCCTTCGCGAACGAGGCCCGCAAGGACTGCTTCAAAGACCTCTGCGTCGAGAAGTACGTTATTGTGGAAACCCTTGACAACGAGACTTGCGGCCTTTGCGCGCAGCTCGACGGCAAGGTCTATCCTATGAGTGAGTATCAAGTCGGCGTTACTGCGCCGCCTTTTCATCCGTGGTGCCGTGGCACGACAGCCCCTTACTACGAGGATATGCAGGGGCTCGGAGACCGCGTCGCGAGAGACGTAAAGACCGGCGAGAGCTTCGATATTCCTAAGGATATGACATATAAGGACTGGAAAGCGAGACAAGACGCTGCCTATGGCGCTGGTACCGTAGAAAAGTTCAAAAATATGTGGTATAATGAATCTGCTGACAAAAAGCAGTATGAAAACTACAAGGCCCGACTCGGCGCAGACGCGCCTAAGAGCTTTGCAGCTTTTCAGCAGTTAAAGTATAATTCTGAGAACTACAAGGACCTTACCGGTTACTACCGATACAAGGGCGCGAATCCTACAAGCGATAGGCGCTTTTGGACTGCGCATAAAGCGGTCAAGGCTCTCCACGATGAGGGCAAAGTCCGAACGACCGGAACTCTGGTCGCCCCACCTTTAGGGCGAGTCGCTATCAAGGCGAACGAGCACGCCGAAAAACGGTTTGCTTCTCGCGGCGTAACCTTAGAATGGACTCAGAATATTATTGATAACGCAGACTTCGCGCTCAAACAGCGCAGAGGTACGCAATACGCCTTCTATACGAGCGATGGCTTTGCGGTCCTTGATAATAACGGCGAGATTGGTACCGCCGGGCAACTGGACGAGCGCGGGAAACTGTTATATGACGAGGTGATGAAATATGTCCGAGCAAAATAAGGTCAAGTGCCCTTTACTGAATAAGGAAATTGACTGGGGCTATTGCTGGGAGCTTTGCAATATCGCTACCGACGATATTCTTCTTGAGGGCGATACCGTTCCTGATTGGGATAAGGCCCTCGAGGTATGTAAGAAGTGCGGTCGATATTCGAGCGAGCCAGAAGGCTCCTAATTCGAGCCCGATTTTTCAGAGGGTAAATCTAAGGGCCCCTCAGTTAAAACGCGATACGGGAGACCGTGGAGCCTCACAGAAGCAATAGTTGATTAGAGCGTCCCTGCTTTTTAGCAGGAGGCGCTTTTTTCATACAAAAATTACCGCCTTACGCGGCGGACAATAAATAGCGTACCCGCAATACCGGGACTGGCCGGATAAAAAGGACAGCGGGAGACAGGAGGACAAAATGTTGGACTGGCTGAAAACTATTTTGGGAGAAGCGTACTCCGAGGAGATTGATAAAAAGGTCTCCGAGGAAATCGGCAAGAACTTCGTGGCGCGTGCAGACTTCAACACTCTGAACACCGAGAAGAAAGCTCTCGCCGATACCGTCAAGGAGCGTGACAGGCAGCTTGAGACCCTCAAGGCCTCTACCGGCGACGTCGAGGCTCTCAAGACGCAAATCGCTACTCTCCAGACCGAGAACACCGCAGCGGCGAAGGCCCATGAGGCGGAAATCAAGCGCCTCAAAATCGATACCGCCGTTGAGTTGGCTCTGTCTGCTGCCAAAGCGAAGAACGTAAAGGCCGTGAAGGCACTGCTCGACCTTGATAAGGCTGAGCTCGACGAAAACGGCGCCGTCAAGGGTCTGGCCGACCAGATTAAGAAGCTGGCTTCTGCTGCCGATAGCGGTTTTATGTTCGAGACTAAAGGGCAGAACAATTTTGAGGGCTTCAAGCCCGGTGAGAGCGGAGACCCCGCGCCTGACGGCAAGTTGACGCTGGAGAACTTCAGAAAGCTCTCTCCTACTGAGAGATTCAACTTCTCTCAGAAACACCCCGAAGAGTATAAAAAACTTTATGATGGAGGAACGAAATAATGGCTAATACCGTTTATGACAATTTATATCTGTCCAACGAGATTGAGGACCAGTATAAGTCCCATCTCGACTTGCAGACCTTCTGCACCGTGGACAACACCCTCGAGGGCACGGCCGGCATGCTTCGTAAGATTAACGTCTACAAGGCTACTGACGGCACTGAGAAGCTGGCTATGGGCGTCGGCAATTCTAAGAGCATTGAGGTCGGCTTTACTCCTCGCGAGTACCGCATTCAGCTTGCTCAGAACAGATTCAAGTACTACGATGAGCAGGCTATGACCGACCCGCAGCTCGTCCCTGTCGGCACTAAGCACATGGGTACCGACATGTTCAACACTGTCAACGCCGACATTTACGGCGAGTTCGCAAAGGCGACTCAGGTTGTCGTTGTAACTAAGCTGAACTTCGACGCTTTTGCCGACGCGCAGTCCGTTCTCGCTCTCGAGGACCTCGAGGGCGTGACTATCTTCGCCTTTGTCTCTCCTGCTGACGTGGCCGAGCTCCGTAAGGAACTCAAGGACACTCTGCAGTATGTTGAGGCCTTCGCAAAGAACGGCTATATCGGCACCGTTGCCGGCGTGAACATCTACACGAAGAAGGACGCCGTCAGTGGCTCCGTCTATATGGCGACGAAGGAAGCGGTTACCCTCTTCAATAAGAAGGGCACTGAGGTTGAGCAGGAGCGCGACCCGAACACCCGTGAGAACAGCATTTACTCCCGTAAGTACTATCTGCCCGCCCTCACTGACGAGACAAAGGACGTCAAGATTTTCAAGGGCACTGCGACGGTCTCCGCTGATATGACTGCTTCTGCTTCTAAGACCTACTACGCGAAGGTCGGCAACGGCTATGTTGCTGTTACTCCCGGCGAGGGCGACAACCCGAAGACTAAGGGCTGGTACGAAATCGCCTAAGGAGGAGCAGTATGGAGATACTCGCGGCAGTAACCGCCCGACTGTCAGCCCTCGGT